TCTAATAGATTATTTCTGTTTCAGGAATGTTGTCAGGAGTTCCGAGCTCCCAGGAATAATGTTCAGCTTCCGAGTTGTTTGATAATTCCGAATAGCTTTGATCTTCAGGTTCCGTTGAAACTTCTTGCACCCGTTGCGATTCAGTGGGTGCAGGTTGATACATTGACTGCCACAGAGGGTCAAATTGGTAGAGAGTAAATTGAAGGAAAAACATAAACTGTATTAACTTCATTATAACATGGTACATACAAACCGGGGATGACACAATGAATGATATAGGATTTCCAAACACACGAAGAAGCTTGGGTAAACCAATATCACTACAACCATCTGATGTTGCTAAACTTTGGAGGCACAGACCGAAGATCTTTTTTAAAGATGCCTTCGATGTGACACTCGATGCTTGGCAGGAAGATGTAGTAGATCTGTACGTTAATAATCAGCGTATTGCACTTGTGGCATCTAAAGGGCCAGGAAAGACATTTACACTCGCTATGCTCGGATGGCACTTCTTTGCCACACGCTATCAACCTAAGATGGCAGCACTCTCCGTAACGAAAGATCACTTAATGGCAAACCTTTGGGCGGAACTTTTAAAGTGGCGCGCTCGTTCTCCATTACTTACTCAATCTACAAACGAAGGTTTTAGTAAGATCACAATGAAAGGACATGAAGGTTACTCGTTTATCGATGCAAGGTCATTTCCAAAACAAGCAGATGAATCTCAGCAGGCGTCAGCACTAGCAGGTCTTCACTCCGACAACGTAGCATTTCTTATCGATGAAGCAGGTACAATCCCAGATGCCGTACTTGCAACCGCAGATGCAGCACTATCAACAGGTGACTCCGATACTAAGACAGCTAAACTATTAGTGACGGCCAACCCAGAGGTTCCGAAAGGTATTATCTATCGCGCCTACATGGGAAGATCTGTTCAGAAGTGGGCAGTCTATACTATATCAGGGGATCCCGATGATCCTAAACGTGCACCAAGGGTAAGTAAGGATTGGGCGCGTGAGCAGATCGAGACATACGGAAAAGAAGATCCATGGGTAATGGTAAACGTATTTGGTAAATATCCTAACGTATCTAGTGATATGCTAATTACGGAGGCAGAGATCCATGAATCGCAAAACAGGGATATTGCAGAAAAACTTGTTAAGAACTCTCAGCATCGCTTGGGGGTTGATGTCGCTCGCGGCGGTATTGACAGGACTGTTTTTGCTCGCCGTCGGGGCCTTAAGTGTTATCCTCTTGAATCTATTTCGTCTGACATATATGGCCCAGAGCTTGCAAGCAAAATCGCATTCATGCAACAAGACCAAGGAATCGAGCGAGTCTTTGTTGATAACACCGGAGGATACGGGTCATCAGTAATAGACAGTCTAGGGCTATTTCCAAACCTCGATATTACTCCAATCGTTTATAATGCGAAAGCAAACGATAAAAGATATTTCAACAAAAGAACTGAGATGTGGGTTAGAATGAGGGACTGGATCAGAAAGGGTGGATGCCTACCTAAAGATCCACAACTGTCCGAAGAGCTCATGATGCCTAAGCTTATCTTCCATGGTGGAGTATTCCGCTTAGAAGAAAAAGAGCAGATCAAGTCAAGGCTCGGAAGATCGCCGGATAAAGCAGACGCATTAGCTCAAACATTTGCGGATGTAGAGCAGCCTAGCTTTTACGCAGACTTTTCCGGAGCAACGGCAGGATCTCAAGGAATGTCAGATGAGGAATTCGTCGAGCAATGGAATCGAAGGAATAAGTCCAATTATGTATCGGATCAATCTCATATTGACAAATATTACAGACCATCGCCTAATTATAAGGCATAGGAGTTTTTATGGCCATTAAACAAAATGAGCAAGGATTTCTTACAGGTGGTATGGCCGGAGCAGGTACTGGTGCGTCTATTGGTGCAACTGTTGGATCCTTCGGTGGCCCTGCAGGAACTATAGGTGGAGCTTTAGGAGGCGCTGCAATTGGCTTTATTGCAGGTGGCCTATTAGGAAATATGCAATCACAATCCCAACGTGAGGCGCAAAAAGCAGCGGAGAAAGAAGCTGAGAAAGCAAGAAGAGAAGCTGCTGTGCGTGAGATGGGCGCAAAACAACAAGCCGAAAATGTAGCGATGGCCGGGGCTTTGCGTACAGGTAGCAGATCTTCAGAAAGTAGTGTAGCATCACCTCAAGGCTTTATAGGGCAAAATATGCCTACTACTGCCGGAACATTTTAGGAGATCATTATGGCTCAAGTAAAAGTAAAAAAGAAAAAACAATTAACAGCTAATCTACCAGATATGTCAGCTTCTCAATCAATGATTGGAGCAAATATCATGGGTGCTCAACCTGTACCATCTGCAAAGATGGGGCCAATCGGAGGGCCAATCCCTTCTGCCATGACAGGAGAAATGCCAGTGCTTAAAGCTGAAGGTCTGTCACAAGAGATCGAAGCAATGGAAATGAGAAACCAAGGAGCACCTGCAGCAAAACCAGTTTCAAAAGTTGAAGCTAGTCCTACAAAAGTAAAAGTAAAAAAGAAGCAGGCAGTAATGCCGTCTGAGCCAATGAGCCCACAAACATGGGCAAATATCGGCAACAATCCTGCAGATTATCCAGAATATCTAGCAGCATTTAAAAAACAATCTGGTAAGAAATAATATATGAAAAAGCTTACATACTCGGAAGTTGATGGCATTAGATCATCTCTTAAGAACGAGCTTGCAAAGAAACTGCCTACTTGGCAATTACTAGCAGACTACATTTCTCCTGAGAGATTCAAGATGAATCCGGATGATAAGCATAATAGCTATCGTAAAGATAGACATATCATTAAGAACCAAGCAGGACGAAGCTTAAGAACATTTGTATCGGGCATGATGAACGGAGCAACGCCGAGATCTCGTCCATGGTTTAACCTAACAGTAAACAATACAAAGAAAGCAAATTCTGCTGCGGCCAAAAGATACTTTGCTGAATCTGAGTCTATATTAAACTCACACTTCCAAGTATCAAACCTCTACAGAATCCTACCTTTAGCATACAAAGACGTAGGTATCTTTTCAAATTCTGCCTTCGCCATGCTTCCGCATCCTAGATACGGATTCTACTTCTACCCTTTTGCCATTGGAACTTACGGGTTTGCCTGTGACGCAGAAGGCAATACGAATATGTTTTATAGAGATTTCTCTTTAACTACTCGTCAGGTCGTAGAGCAATACGCAAAGTTAAATCCATCAGGGCAGATCGATTGGTCTAATATCCCTACGTGGGTAAGAACTAATTGGGAAAATGCAAAGTACTTAGAAACTGTTGTACTAACAACGGTCATCCTACCTAATCCGACATACAATCCTAACAAGAAATCTTTAGATCCTCTTGATAAGAAGTATCAGTCCTATACCTACGTTCAATCTGTTGGCGGTAACTTACCTCCACAATCGTCGTCAGGTTTTAGAAATGAGAAAGCTTTAGGGGATAAAGAGTTTATTAAGACAAGTGGATACGACTATTTCCCTGTCATTACTCCAAGATGGGAAGTTGCACCTGAGGAAAACTATGGTGTAGACGGGCCAGGAGAGATTGCATTGTCAGATATTATGACACTGCAAGAGATGGAAAAATTCAGACTAGAAGCAATTGCTAAATTAGTTAAGCCGCCTATGGTAGGACACGCAAGCTTAAGACGCCATCAAGCAAGTATCCTTGCAGGAGGAATCACTTACGTCGACGATCAAGGCGCAGCCGCTGGATTTAAACCTGCGTTCACAATGGATCCAAAAATATCTGAACTCGTTGCAGATCAGATGGAATATACCAATGCAATTAGATCCGCATTCTATGAAGATCTATTCTTAATGATGTCAGGACAGGAATCAAAATCGCATATTACTGCGGCAGAAATTACAGAAAAAGCATCAGAAAGAATGGCGACATTAGCTCCTGTACTAGGGCAATGGGATCAGGATCTATCATCTAAGATAATTTATAATGCTCAGATCATTTTAGAAGATGCAGGAAGAATGCCAAAAAGACCACCTGAACTAGAAGGTGAGCAATTAAGACCCGAGTACATCTCCATCCTTGCTCAAGCCGCCAAGGTGTCAATGATGAATTCTTTGGAAAGGTTTGCGAACTATACTGCAAGCATGTCACAAGTGCAACAGGATCCGGCACTTTTAAAATTACTCAATGCAGAAGCAGCAATAAGAAAGTATGCAGAGTATGTAGCTATTGACCCGACGTTAATTTTAGATGAAGATGAATTTAATAGCGTTCGCCAAGGAATTGCGGCACAACAACAGCAACAGTTAATGGCGCAACAGCAAATGCAAAACGCAACGATGGCAAAAGATTTATCTCAAGCCAAAGTTGGAGAGGGCTCGATGCTTGATACAATGTTGACAGCATCGAAGGTTTAAGAGGGTAAATGGATTCTAAAGAGCTTATCAAGCGCGATCGAGATGACATCGAATGGGTGACATCTACCGAACAGGGGCGTCGACTAATGTGGCGCCTACTATCTTATTGCGGAGTCTATCGAGACATTGAAGGCTCCGGAAACGACATGCTTAAACAAATAGGAAGAAGACAGGTAGGACTTTACCTTCTCGGATTAATATCGGATTCTTCTGAGGATCGTATCTTTGATATGATGAGGGAAGCAAAAGACAGGGCCATTGAGGAGAAAATAGATTATGAGCGAAACAACAGAGACAGTAACACCAAGCACGTCAGCACCATCGACAACATCATCGGAGGCATCGACTCCATCTCAGGCGGATCCGAAGGTATCTTCTGAAGCCAAGCCTAGTGAGCCGACAGCACTTTCACAATCTGCACAACCTGCAAGTGCAGAACCAAAAAAGGAAGAAGCAAAGCCTTCGACTGATGTTGTTGCTGACGAGTTTGAAGAATACGAACTTAACCTATTCGAAGGATCTAATCTTACAGAAGAAGATCTTAATGAGATCGCTGCTGAAGCATCAAGATTAAACCTTACTAAAGAAGATGCAGAGAAACTTCTACATCTAAAAGAC